GCAACTGGCGCAGCAGCCGGTGGTACAGAAGAACTAGGCCGTGAACGCCGTGGCATGGCAGAAGCCAAGAAAGCCAAACCAGACTATATCGATCTTGACAAAGACGGTAACAAAAAAGAAACAATGAAAAAAGCGGCCCGGGACGCCAAGGCTAAAAAATGAGATATAAAGAGTTTGCCCTCTTTGAAGACGATCTCGACATGGGCGACGATATCAGCGCACATATCGAAGACGATGCTGATCATGAAGCTGATGCAGCCTTGATCGACACACTACGTGAAATTCAGTTCAGCGCTGGCGACAAGAAGATTCCCAAAATCGCAGTCACAGCTCTGATGAATTTGGTCAAGAACAAACCCGGCGGCGAAGCATTTGATTTGAATGCTTTGGAAAAAGCCAAAAGCAACAATGACACTGTGAAGGAAATGATCAAAAGCATTGATGACAACGAAGAAGGTGTCAAATATGTGTTTATCAATCCTCCAGAACCAATTGAAGGTCCCGAAGCTGATGTAGGCGGACCTGGTGGTGCCGGCGGCGGTGCTCCTACTGCACCCGAAAAAACAGTCAGCGCAATGGCAAACCGAGCTCTAAGTTCACGCTCATAATCACTAGACTTTTTGACACAAACCCCTTATAATAAATATCTTATATAAGGGGTTTTTCTATGAAAAAGATTTTAGCATTACTTTTGGTTACAGTGAGTTTTGGTGCCACAGCACAGTATCATCACCACGGACATTGGGAGCGTGGCGGCGGCGGTTGGAACTGGGTAGCACCTGTCATAATTGGCGGAGCAATTGGNTACGAANTNGCNCANCCTCGNCCNCCNGTTGTNGTAACACAACAGCCTCCTGTTGTTATNCAACAACCACANGTNNTACAAACACAAAACTGTAGNCCNTGGACACAGATCCAAAATCCCGATGGCACAGTGACAGTAACACGGACNTGCACACAATGATNACNNTNACTGAATCCGCCGTGGCAAAAATTGCCGATATCCTACTTGANGAAAACAATCCTCAAGTCAAACTACGCACATTCGTGCAAGGTGGAGGCTGTAGCGGATTTAGTTATGGCTTCACACTNGACGAAGAACAAAACGAAGATGACTTTGTTATNGACNNCAANGGTGTTGTTGTACTAATTGACAGCATGAGTATGCAGTACCTGCAAGGTGCTGTCATTGACTACAAAGAAGAACTCATGGGCAGCAGCTTCACCATCAACAATCCCAACGCACAAACCACTTGCGGTTGTGGATCAAGTTTTTCAGTCTAAGGAGTCAGTATGAAACTACGTAAACTTCGCAAGAAACTCTACAAGGCAATCTTTAGACACGACCTAGCCAAAGAACAAAAGGTCTGGGTCAAGATACTTAAAAAATCAATCAAACACAAACACACCGAAGACGTTCAATAATTATGTCATATTCAAAACAAGTATTAGATCACTACGAAAATCCTCGCAACGTTGGTACATTTGATAAGGATGATCCAAACGTTGGAACTGGACTCACCGGGGCACCAGCATGCGGTGACGTAATGAAACTCCAAATAAAAGTAGAACAAGGAGTAATAGTAGATGCTAGATTCAAAACATACGGATGCGGAAGTGCAATCGCATCAAGCAGTCTCGTTACAGAGTGGGTCAAGGGAAAAACGCTTGACCAAGCACGAGAGATTACTAATTCAGACATTGCTCAAGAGCTTGCCCTCCCACCGGTTAAAATACATTGTAGCATACTTGCAGAAGATGCTATAAAGGCCGCAGTGGACGACTACAAGAAGCGACATGATAACGTTAACTGATGCGGCTCAAGCAAAGATAACAAAGTTGATCACTGACAAAGGCTATGCCGGTATACGCCTTGGTGTACGTACTACGGGCTGCTCGGGCTTGGCCTATGTGTTGGAATATGTCAAAGAATACACCGCAGACCCTTACACAATAAATTATGCACAGCCCAACTTTGTGGTGTTGGTAAATGTCAAAGACGATGTTTACCTACGCAGCATGACAGTGGACTATGTGCGGCAAGGCCTCAATGAGGGTTTTGAATTTCGCAATCCCAATGAACGTGACCGTTGTGGTTGCGGGGAAAGTTTTAGAATTTAATGATCGTCAACAAATATAACTATGCCGCCATCAAACAAGAAGCGACATTAACAGTCTTTGCTAACTTACTTTATCATGCTGATTTACATAGATAACGGCAGTACAGCCTTTCTTACTCCGTTAAATATCGAACATACTATAACAAACAACCTTGACGAATACTTGTCTAGCACAGTCAAAAAGAAAATTGCTATAACATTTCAACAGTTTGGATGTAATTATTCCGTTAGGGAATATAGAACTTATTTAGACCGTATTACAACAGTTAGCCAGGCCAGTCTGGCTGTTTTTATTTTTGATTCAGAGCTACATGACTCAATGGCGCTAACCAGTGCCTATGCCCCGGTTACTAATGTCTATTGGGTCACCAGTGGTATTATCAATAACATCAATGTAAAACAAATCAACAACGGTGATTTTTTTAGCCGTATACGCAATATCTACAAGTATCAGTTGCCCAACAAGTTAGATTCACTTGCCCCTTATCAAGTAAAACCCTATTACTTTGATGCTTTACTTGGCGAGACCAAACCACACAGAACTCTTATCTACAACAATATTAAACAAAAAATTGACGACAAAGTGATAATGTCTTATCGTCCCAACATGCCATCTTATACTGGCAACATCTACAACCATAGCAGTTTTATATTAGAACCTGGCACAGAGATTTCAGCAGCCGAAGGCAACACAAATGCCCCGGCAAAATATTTTGGGGTCAACGTAAATCTAAGTCACATCATACCCTTAGAGGTCTATAATAAAACTGCCTATAGTATTGTTGCCGAGACCAATTACGATAATGAATACAGTTTTTTTACTGAGAAAATTGCCAAACCCATTGCTGCACAGAGATTGTTTGTAGTGTTTTCGGGACAGGGATTCCTACGCAATCTACGCAGCATGGGATTTCGCACATTTGACGGAATAATTGACGAAGGTTATGATCTAGTAGAGGACTGTGACCTACGCTTTGATCTTGCTATGGAACAGGTAAATTGGCTTTGCTCACAACCACAGGAATACATACTGGCACGTATACAGCCCATAGTGGAACATAACAAACAATTTTTAATGTCAACTGATTTTATGCAAGCCGCACTAGATAAAATAACCAATATAATTTATGGAAATTATTAAACAGGACAACGGATTTCCCTACGAATGGAGAGCCGGGCGTGTTGAACAATTGATACGTTCAATATTGGAAAACAAAGCACGTGAGCAACTGACAGTTGATCGTGTAATGATTATTAATCCCACCTGGCTACATGAAACCAATCTACTAGACTCTATAAAAAACAGCAGTCCTGACTTTATTATTTGTCACAACTTTGTAGATCCTGCAGTACCAAAACTGTTTGAGGCGATTGAAACATCCGGGGTGCCATACATAATACTTGGCAATGCAGCACAGTATCGCATGGATTTTTGGGCCATGGTGTGCGACCTATACTTTCAGCACTACACAGAACAACAGTTGTCACCACTGCCTGACATGCGTAAATTCATCTGTTTGAATCGTAAGCCGCACGGGCATCGTGTTGACCTAGTCAATAGGCTATTGCCCTATCGTGATGTGGGCTATATCAGTCTAGGCGATCCTGTTAGCCCCATTGCCATTGATGAGGAGTTCACACACGATCAAGGCATCAATGACGAGTACAGTCAGCTTGGTGCTGCCGATCCTTTTGTATCAGCACAGATACGTAATGATATTTTTAGTCTTGGTAGCCTTGATGTATGGAATCGCAGCCTGCTGTGTCTAGTAACAGAAACTGAGTTTGACAACATCAATCCCATGAACTTCTTTACCAGCGAAAAGACTTGGAAACCCATTATAGGTATGCGTCCTTTCTTTGTATACGGACAAGCACCACTGAGACAGTATCTCAAAGACGAGGGGTTTGACATATTTGAGGACTTGTTTGACTATAGTCAAATTGACGAGTCAGCACACTATCCTGAAAAGCAATCACAGTATGCCGATGTAGCAGTAGCAGCAATAGAAAAAATCAACAGCGTACCACTGGTATATAATCAATGCGTTGATCGTTGCCGCCATAATAAGCGTATATTTAGAAACTATGTTTATAAACAGTGGCAACAGTTATACAGATTGGATTTAACAAATTATGTTTGAAGTACCTGCTTGGTCCATGATCAATAATCCCTACTATGAACGCATTGAGGGGCGAGACACATTATTAATAACAGTAGGTGACAGTTGGACCTACGGCGACAGCTTGGGCCGTACCAAGGTACGCAATGGTGTTGACGACACCAACTACAGATTAACACACGTTTATGGCGCACTAATGTCCGCACAGCTTAACAGCGACTGGATCAATTTGGCCTTGCCTGGCGGTTCCAATACCATGATGCTTGATTGGTTGTCAAAATTGCTGCCCACCATCAAGCATCACAATGTGATATGTACAATAACACTGACTGAATCAGGCAGACACGAAGATGTGCGGGGACTACATTCACATGCCACGCAACAGGCAGCATTGGTAACAATGGTTAACAACGCATATAACACCATTGAACAGTTAAAAATAACTTACCCACACATGGTGTTTGTGGTGTCTCACAATTTCACTGATTCCGCGCCCAACAAGTTAACATGCAAACACAATTGGCTCGAGATCATGTTGGATCAAACAATACAAAACAACACACATCTAGTGGTCAGTGACTATATTGGCTACATGAACTCACCTCGTCGCTATCCTGATGTACTGGACATAATAGATCGAGCAGAAAAAAGAATAACACTGATGGATAACTGTACACATTGCAACAAAGAAGACACCCGTCACCCAACCGAACAAGGACATGAACTATGGTCACAGTATCTGATGGCACAACTCTAACCCAGTGCATAACTGTAACTGATACTGTAATCTATATAGATACACAGTACATTCTACACAAAGACTTTTCCATGACCGGCAAAGAACACATCATGGACATCTTTGGCAAACACTATGCGGGACAGCGTATACATGCCGTTGCGTGTGATGGTGAAAATATTGCAGCAACCGGTTTCATTGAGTATCTAGAATATCTGTGCAAATTGTTTGCCATTCCCCACAACAAGGTGAGCATACAGTGCCACACCAACCAAGTTGGCACATTTAATTTTATACCCATGTCGCTGGGCATTTTTACCAGTGTCAAATCTTATTTGCCTGAACAAATTGTACGTGACTTGTCCAATGCAAAATTCATTGGAACAAGCCTGGGTAGATTCAATGCCACACGCCTGCGTATTGCCTACGAGATTGATCAACATTTTCCCAACGACAACTATATAATTTTTCAGCCGCACAAGAGAGATATTGATTATCACTATGGAAACTTCAGTAACGTCTATAGTCAAGAGCTGGCCTGGTTCTACTCGCACACGTTTGAATCAGATTTGACCAGCGGGCATCAATCGGGCACAATAGGATGGCCCGAGGCTTGTCGCAATTACAGTAACATTTGGAATCAGTATTGCATAGAGGTTGTCAGCGAGACTGATGTATTCTCCAACTACTGGTTCACTGAGAAAACTGCCCGATGTTTGGCCACAGGAAAACCATTTGTCTTGGTTGCGGGACAGGGCAGTTTGGACAACTTGCAACGCATGGGTTTCCGTACTTTTGCTGATGTAATTGATGAAAGTTATGATCAAGAGAGCATACCAGTAAAACGTATTGACAACATGCTTGAAAGTCTTGACAGACTGTACAGCGATCCAGAGCGAATAGACAAATTAAATCGCATGTATGCTATTGCAGAAGAGAACAAGATAGTGTACAATGAATATATTAAATCATGATTATATCCAAATACAACTATGCCGCCATCAAACGAGAATCTGTTGATGGCAAAAGACACTATTGTCTTCCCGACGGTAGCAAAGTACCCAGTGTTACCACAATCCTAGATCGAACCAAAAGCGAAGAATCAAAACAAGCTCTGCAAAACTGGCGCCGGGCAGTGGGCGAGCAACGAGCACAGCAGATTACCACAGAAGCAGCAAATCGTGGCACACGTATGCACAGCTATCTTGAATCATACATTCTCAGTGATGATATGAAACCCTTGCCCTCCAATCCGTTTGCACATCCCTCATGGTTCATGGCGGCAGAAGTTATACTGAATGGATTGAGCCAAGTAGATGAATTTTGGGGCAGCGAGGTTCCTGTTTACTACAGCGGATTGTATGCAGGAACTACGGACTGCATTGCAGTACACCAGGGACAACCTGCCATTATCGACTTCAAGCAGAGCAACAAGCCCAAGAAGCGTGAATACATCGGCGACTACTTTATTCAGTTGGCAGCATACGCAGCAGCTCACAATGAAACACACGGAACTTCAATACGCAAAGGTGTAATTATGATGGCTGTGCAGCCTAAATTACAGCCAGATAACACCTATTCCACACCCGAATACCTTGAATTTGTCATTGAAGGCGCGGAGTTTGACTACTGGACTGCGGAGTGGATGAAACGTGTCGAGCTCTATTACCTGACAAGCTAAATACACAATAGAGCAAGGTTTTAGAACATGGCAATCGTCCAGATTTCACGCATACAGATTCGACGTGGTTTACAACAAGATTTACCACAACTAGCTTCAGCAGAGATGGGTTGGAGCATTGACAGCCAACGTTTGTACATTGGTAACGGCACATTCACTGAAGGCGCACCCACACAGGGCGTGACTGAAATTTTAACTCAACACAGTAACTTGTTGGGCCTGATTGGGCTTTACACTTACCAAGGTGCAGCAGCCGGTTATACAGTATTGACCGGGCCTGATAGTGCTCACCCCATCACACAAACACTGCAATACAAGCTGGACGAAATTGTCAACGTGCGAGACTTTGGAGCATTGGGCAATGGCATCGCTGACGATACCGCTGCTATTCAACGTGCTTTGCAACAGATCTACAGCACCACTTACAACGACAGTACGCCCACTGTACGTAGAACAATTAATATTCCTGCAGGAACATATCTAATCACTGCCCCCATCTTGGTACCACCATATGCTACACTGCGTGGCGACGGGCGACAAAACACTGTACTTGTAACCAGCAATGTATCGGCTCCTATTTTCCAAACTACAGATAGTCAATTCAACGGAACTGGGTCAACACTGGCACGTGATGTATTGATCGAGCACATGGCATTCCAACAAAGCGGCAATGCCAGTTTAATCACCAGCAGTTTATTGACACTGGACAGCGTTCGTAATGCTCGTATCGTGAACTGTAGCTTCCGTGGCAACACCACAGCAGGAGTCACAGTCAACAACTTGGTATTCATCACTGACAGCGTACAAAGCACTCGCAGCATCACATTAGAAGGCTGTAGTTTCACGTATGCGGCGGCCGGTGTCAACGTTGTTGTACAGGGTGCGGGAGTTAGTGCTGTGCGTATTGACAACAGTTACTTTGACTCTCTCAGTAATGTGGCCTACTTTGCCAGCAACTCAGTTAACGGCATCACAACACTCAACAACTATTATGGTAGTGTAAACAGTATTCGCAGTATCGGCATCAATGGTAACCTCACCAGTCTTGGTGGTACTACCACTACTGGTCCCACAGGAGTTATTGTGGGCAAGCTGCAAACTAGTGTAACCACTGTGACTGCCATTCCCACTGGTGCCCCAACTACAGTGGGTACACTGTCTACAGGTACCGGAGCCATCAGCTATCAACTGGACAATGGCAGCGCATACCGTTTTGGTACAGTGAAGTTTACCAACACCGGCAGTGCAGTCACTTTTGAAGACGACTATACTGAAACTGGCACCAGCCTGGGTGGTAACATTTACATCAACAATACTGGTACATTCAGTTGCAGCGTAACCACTGCAGCCACCTTAAAATACAACCTAACACAGTACATCAGTTAACATGTGGAAACTAGATCCCAGCGAGCGTGTGTCTCGTTGGCGTGCTTTTCGATTGAGCCTGGGCGCCTTGCCCCTTGAAAAGGCTATACTGGCCGTTGCCGAATTTTGGCGCGACTGTCCCTACAACGCTTACTATTTGGATCCAGCAGATCCTGCGTCATGGCCCACGGCTTGGGATTTAATTGCCGAAAATTATTACTGTGATGTTGCAAAAGCCTTGGGAATGTTGTATACTATTGCTTATAGTGCTCATGGACAGTTGCCCATGGAACTATGCGTATATAATGATCCCGAAACAGGATATGTCTATAACTTATCTGTTTTTGACAAGGGGAAATATGTTATTAATTTCCTTGACGCAGCGATTGTAAATATTCAACAGGTCGAAAACAAGTTAGTATTAAAGCGGCGTTATAGCAGCACAGAATTAAAATTACAATAAGAGGTATCAATGAGTAACATTCAAGTCACGAAACGAAGTGGCCGTAAAGAGCCATTAGCAGTTGAAAAGTGGCAAGCACAGATTACAAAAATTTGTGCAGGCATTGCTGATGTAAGTCAGAGCATGATAGAGATTAAAAGTCAACCACACTTTTATGATGGAATTACAACAAGGGAAATTGACGAGATCACACTACGAGCGATTGTAGACTTGATTGATGTTGAGTCTAATCCTGACGTTGGACACGTTAACTATCAATACGTGGCAGGTAAGCAACGTTTAAGTATGTTGCGTAAAGACGTCTACGGAGACTATACTGTACCCAGCCTATACAGTATCGTCGTTAAGAACGTGGCCACAGGACTTTACACTCCTGAACTACTAGAGTGGTACACCAAAGAAGATTGGGACCGCATGGATGCCATGCTGGACCACAGCAAGGACGAAGAATACAGCTATGCTGCCGTGGAACAACTGATTGAAAAGTATCTAGTACGCAATCGTTCAACCAAAGAAGTTTATGAAACGCCACAAATTAGATACATGGTGGCAGCGGCCACTGTATTCCACAAAGAAGAGCCAAACTCGGCCCGTATGCGTTACATAAAGGAATACTACAATGCCGCTTCCGATGGGCTCTTTACTCTTGCTACTCCAGTGCTTGCTGGTCTTGGCACTCCAACAAAACAATTTAGCTCTTGCGTTCTTATACGCAGCGATGATGACTTGGATAGTATTTTCGCGTCTGGTGAAATGATGGCCAAGTATGCCAGTAAACGTGCCGGCATTGGTTTAGAGATTGGTCGCCTACGTCCATTGGGCGCTCCCATTCGCGGTGGCGAAATCATGCACACTGGCATGATTCCATTCTTGAAGAAATGGTTTGGCGATCTACGCTCATGCAGTCAAGGAGGTATTCGTAATGCAAGTGCCACTGTTTTTTATCCCATCTGGCATCATCAATTCGATGATCTTATTGTGCTCAAGAACAATCAAGGAACCGACGAAACCCGTGTACGACATATGGACTACGGGGTGGTGCTTTCTGCTTTTTTCTGGCGTAGATTTAGAAACAAACAAGATATCACGTTCTTTGACCCTAACGAAGTACCGGATCTATATAACGCCTTCTACCAAAATACTGCGCTTTTTGAAGAGCTGTATGTCAAGTATGAAAAGCAAGCGGGTCTACGTAAAAAGTCTATGCCAGCCGAGGAAGTTTTTAAGAGTGGTATCTTAAAAGAACGCACCGACACAGGACGTATCTATCTTGTGTTTATTGACAACGTGATGAACCAAGGACCTTTTGATCCCGAATATCACACAATCTATCAAAGTAATCTCTGCTGTGAAATTCTCTTACCTACGAAATCTTTTAAACGACTGGACGATGATACTGGACGCATCGCGCTCTGCACCCTTGGTAGCATCAATTGGGGTGCCTTCCGCAATCCTGAGGACATGCGCCGTGCTTGTAGAATTCTTCACAGAAGCCTCAACAATATTCTTGACTACCAGGATTTCCTTTCTATACAATCTAAATTGTCCAACGATGAAATTCGTCCGATTGGGATTGGCGTTACGAACCTTGCTTACTGGCACGCCAAACGCAACTACAAGTATGGCGAGCGAGACGCACTACATGACGTTAAAACCTGGGCAGAGCATCAGGCTTACTATCTAACCGAAGCGTCAGTTGAATTAGCAAAAGAACGTGGTGCTTGTTTGCACAGTGATAAAACACGTTACGGTCAAGGTGTATTCCCGTGGGAACTACGTGCAAAAGGTGTCAATGAATTAACAGACTTTACACCCGAACTGGATTGGGAAACACTACGTGCCAACATGCGAGCATATGGTGTGCGTAATGCCACACAGATGGCCATTGCTCCTGTAGAGTCTAGCAGCGTTGTTATCAACAGCACAAACGGTATTGAAATGCCCATGCAGTTGATCAGCGTCAAAGAATCAAAAGCCGGCTCACTAGTACAGGTTGTGCCTGAATATGCTAAACTAAAGAACAAGTATCAACTCATGTGGGATCAAACAGACTGTACAGGTTACTTGAAAACCAGTGCTGTACTTGCTGCTTACATGGATCAATCTATTTCGACTAATACTTTTTATAACCCGGCCAACTTCCCAGATCGTAAAGTGCCAACTACACTGATTGCTAAAAACTTGATGCAGGCACACATGTGGGGAATTAAGACCTTTTATTATAGCCTCGTGAATAAAGCTGGTAGCAAGCAACAAGAAGATGCACCAGCTGGACCACTAGAAATTATTGACTTTGATGATGAAGATTCCTGCGAAAGTTGCAAGTTGTAAAGTAATAAATAGTAATATTATTGTTTATTAGATAAATAATAGTATGAACTACAAAAAACACTACGATAAACTTATGGAAAGAAGTAAAACTAGAACACTTGAGGGATATGTTGAAAAACACCACATTGTCCCTAGGTGTCTTGGTGGAACTGACGATGTTACTAATCTAGCGATATTAACTCCAGAGGAGCATTTCTTAGCACATCAATTATTAGTAAAGATATATCCAAAGTCTTTACCATTGGTAAAAGCAGTGATGCTAATGACAACTCATCATACACAACAAAGAGCAAATAATAAGTTATTTGGTTGGTTGAGAAGGAGAGCATCATTGCAACAGAAACAATGGATCGTTGAAAATGGTCATCCAAAAGGAATGTTAGGTAAGAAGCACGATATAAGTAATATAGACAATATAACAGTAGGCATCAAAGAATCTGCGATAGAAAAAAGAATTGAAATTCATGCGTATAATCTGGATGGTTCGTATTATAAAACATATAGTTCTATGGTTGAATGTGCCAAAGAGTTAAAAACAAATGCGTCAAATGTTAAGTACACCGCAGAAGGAAAATTTGGACACTGTAAAAACAAGCAACTTAGATATACTTTTACTGATAGTGTTGAACCTTATGTCAGACCCTCACCACTAAAAGGAAAAAAGAAGTCCGAAGAACACAAACTAAATCAAAGCAAAGCGATGAAGGGTCGCAAACGAACCAAAGAATGGTGCGAACAACATAGTAAAGCAATGAAAGAATATCACGCAAGGAACAACATATAAATGTCAAAACAACAATATAATCTCTCAACTAAAACAGATTACCTTAGTCGCAAGATGTTTCTTGATGAAGCGGGACCTGTAACTATCCAACGCTTTGAAGAAGTCAAGTATCCAAAAATTGCCAACTTTGAAACAACGGCACGTGGCTTCTTTTGGGTACCCGAAGAGGTGTCATTGACTAAAGACGCAGCAGACTTTAAGGATGCTAGTGACGCAGTCAAGCACATCTTCACCAGTAACTTGCTACGTCAAACGGCATTAGACAGTTTGCAAGGACGTGGTCCAAGTCAGGTGTTTGCGCCGGTGATCAGCTTGCCTGAACTGGAGGCTTTGGTGTACAACTGGACCTTCTTTGAAACCAACATTCACTCACGCAGTTACAGTCACATCATTCGCAACATCTACAATGTGCCCAAAGAAGTGTTCAACACCATTCACGACACACAAGAGATCATTGACATGGCATCAAGTGTTGGTGATTACTATGATGCACTACATCAAGTTAACTGTCGCAAAGAACTAGGCATGGAAGTGACTGAAAAGGAACATATCCGAGCCATTTACATGGCCTTACACGCCAGTTATGCCTTGGAAGCGTTCCGTTTTATGGTCAGCTTTGCTACGAGCTTGGCCATGGTGGAAAACAGAATCTTCATGGGCAATGGCAACATCATCAGTTTAATCTTGCAAGACGAACTGTTACACAAGGGTTGGACTGCCTATCTCATTAACCAAGTAGTTAAAGAAGATCCACGCTTTGCTGCCATCAAAACCGAATGCGAGCAAGAAGTCTACGCACTGTACATGGATGTGATCCGTGAAGAAAAAGCCTGGGCACACTACCTGTTCAAGAAGGGTCCTGTGATTGGTCTTAACGCAAACATCTTGTGTGACTTTGTGGACTATACAGCACGTGGTGCATTGGCAGATATTGGTATCAAGTACCAAGCCACAGCACCCAAGACAACACCTATCCCATGGTTCAACAAACACACAGACACTAGCAAGAAGCAGACAGCATTGCAGGAAAGTGAAAGCACCAGCTATGTGATTGGTGTCATGAGTGATGTACTAGACTACGACGAGTTGCCCGACTTATGAGAAACCTACTAAACTTATTTGAAGACGTACTAAACGATGCTTGGTTCAAAGACGGTTTTGAAACATACAAAAAGCCAGCACAGGAACGTTATGAGATTGCACAACAAGACGGGACTATTCAAACACTAGAAGGTCCTGTAAACTACAAAGCTGGCTACTATATCCTCACTGGACCAAAAGGTGAACGCTATCCCGTACCCCCAGAAAAGTTTGCCGAACTCAAAGACGATCTGGGCAATGGCATTTGCACACCCAAAAAGATCATGAAGATGGCCAAACTTGCTGACCATGATGGTGCAGTTAAAACAAGTTGGGGCGAAACTCTAAACTACACCAAGGGAAATGACTATATAGTTAAACACGGCCCTGGCGACTACGGTGTAGTCAAGGCAGACATTTTTAAACAAACATACGCAGTATAAGGAGAACTAGATGAAAGCAGTAGTATGGAGTAAGTATCATTGCCCATTTTGCGATCAAGCAAAGGCATTGTTGAAGGCAAAAGATATCGCATTTGAAGAACGCAAGATCGGCGATGGATATACCAAAGAGGATCTACTAGAAGCAGTTCCTACAGCACGTACAGTTCCACAAATCTTTTTAGATGAAAAACTCATCGGTGGATTTACAGAACTTAAAAAATACTTTGAAAGCGAACATGTTAATCAATAAATCAAGCAAAATTGAAGTGGGCGATTTAGTCACATTCAAAATGGTCAACGGCGATGAAATCGTTGGCACAGTGGAAAGCGTTGTTGAAAGTTCAGTTGGGGCAGACTATACAGTTTCCAATCCCATGACTGTGGTACCAAGCCAGAAGGGCGTGGGCCTGTTCCCCAGTCTCATGACTGGCAAAGACAAGGCCAATGTTGTATTAAGAGCACAGCATGTCATGATGACAGCGCTGACCACTGACGAGCTCAAACCACACTACACACAAATGACCACGGGCATTGTGACAGCACCTGCAGGAATCATCAAGTAATGGGCTCACCGGCAGCACGTAAAGGTGACCCTGACAACTTTGGGCATAACATAACATCGGCAGTGTCGGACTCTGTGCGTATTGACGGTGCCTATGTGGCAGTAAAGGGCAGCACCATGGACGACGGTGTTGCCATTACAGGCGGTGTTGTTGACACAGTAAAAATCAATGGAAGCCCGGTGGCAGTAGTGGGCAGCACTACAGAAAAACACACCAAAGATCCAGGTAAAAACTCACCAGGAACCATCACCAGTGGTGCCAGTGACGTTAAAATTGGTTAAATATTTGTATGGCAATAACTCCAACAGTATTAATCGCAGCACAGGGCATGGCAAACGGCAATGGCATCGGGGTCAACCCCGACATGACCGCACAAATCACGGGTGCTTCGTCAAACTCAATTACTGGATTGATTGCAACCCTACAGGCCAACGTTGCCAACGTTGCTGGTCTAGGCGACACCCTTAGTAGTTTACCCAGTGCATTTACAAACATTGCATCCGCTGCCACAGCAGCAGCGAGTCAAGCTGCCAGCATGGCCCCCGATGTTAAAACTTTTATCAGTTTACACAGTGCCAGTGCAGCACTGGGCAGTGCCAGTGCCGAATACGGCGCAGCACTGATGCAATTTGGTGACAAGAGTTTTGGTGATCTAGGTATTGGAATAAGCAGCTTTGCAGACGCCAACAGTGGTGGATTGACCAGTCTTGTGCCCGGCTTAGGAGCCTTGGCTGCAAAAGCCAAAAATGATGCATTTGGCGGAATTGGTGCAAACTTAGACCCCGCAGCACTGCTTAAAGGACAAGCCAGTGTAGCAGGAGCTTCGCTAAAAGAAGGTATGACTCAGGTCAGTGCCGGATTGAAGAATTTTGGTTCTTTACTGGATTTTAGTAATCCGCAATCATTGACTCCTAGAGGATTGTACCTTGGTCTAAAAAAACAGGGATTAACAACCAGTAACGGTATCGATGATGCTATTGCCAACTTGGGAGAAACCGGCGCAACCATTACTGATGGCCCATTGACCTTTATTTTCAGTAATATAAAGGGCAGTGACTTACAAAAGATCATTTCACAAACTGGCGCAAACCCTGCCGGCAATCCTCAAACCTTGAACGATCTATTGGATCCAACCATTATGATGCCGCCAGGGGCAAGTGCAGCATTGGGTATCAACCCTGGATCTGGACTGGAGGGATTAAAAAGTTTGGGCAATACCATGACCAACATCGGTGTGCCCTTGGACAACATGAGTGCGGCAAACTTGTTTGGTAGTGTTCAGACTCAAGTGGGCCCTTATCTATCACAACTAAAAAGTCTAGTACCGCAAAGCGTTAGTAGTGCGCTGGGACCTATTTTGGGATCAGGATCCAGTCCTTTTGGTACTCCCAGCATGACTGACATGTTGGGCAGTTTGAGTGGCAAACACACAGCAGATTTTGCTGCGGCTGGTAATCAAGTCAACAGCATTGTCACTAGCGGACAAGGGCAGTCGCTGGCAGCGGCCATGCAAAACTTGCAAACTGCTATATTAAAGGGCAGCGGAATTAGTACTGCACTGACTGCATTACAAAGTGCAGCGGCCACATTCAATGCACAGGCAGCAGGTAACCCCAATTTGGCCAGTGCGTTGGCCAGTATCAATACCTCAATGACCAATGTAACCAGTCATATCTCGCTTGAAAATAACAATTTGTCCTTGGCCGGAGTCAACTTGGGTAGTCCACCCACCAGCCCGTTGGGCTCAACACAAATACTTGCTTTTGCCAGTAAATTACACAGTTTTGGTGTAGATAAGCTACAGTTAGGGCACAACGATATATTCAACGGTGCCGCAACCCCAGACTTGACAGGTGACGCCATCAAAGCAGCACTGGGCGAAGGCAAGAATGTTGCACAAATGGCAGCAATGGGCAAGACACCGCCCACAGTCAGCAACCCCACACAGGCCTTGAGTGATGCCAATGCTGCAAACTTTGACGGTTTGTTGCAAGCATATCAATCAGCAAAGAGTGCGCTTAAGTCGGCTCAAGCGGCAAGAGCTACTGCCAAGCAGGCACTGTTGGATTCAGTGGACCGTGCTACGCTTGATGCAAACAAGGCAAACTATCAAGCAGCAATTGCCAATGAAACTTCGGCCAGCAATGCAGCCGATGCTGCCAGGGACAAGATGCTACAAGCAGCCGCATCAGTACCGTCTAGCAGCGGTGCATTGGACAAGGCCCAAGCGGCAATTGCGGCATAATGTGTGCATATAATTTTCATTAACAGCACACTGAACTACCATTAACATAGCAGATAACCCGTTATATGCACATATAACTTGTTTTTCTGCTGGTTATATAAACTTATGCCCTTTTAATTAAGGGCATTTTAACTTAAGGAGGACGAAATGAAAAAGATGATTAACCTCATCATATCAATCATCGCCCTGACCGTAATGGCACCCGGTCATGCGAAAGAGGTCGGCAAACAATCAGACCTCGACTGTCTAGCACGTAACATCTATTACGAAGCTGGTAGTGAATCCGAAGAAGGCAAAGCGGCAGTGGGCCTTGTTACTATCAACAGAAGCCGCAGTGGAACTTTCCCCGCAACCATTTGTGGTGTTGTTGACCAACGCACCAATTTCAGCGTACCCAAAAAAGTCACACGTACACACACCGTGACCGAGGGTGTTGTCTTCAAGAAGACTCGTCAAGTGCGCGAGACTGTAACAGTATGGACAAGTCATGCAATTTGTCAGTTCAGTTGGAGATGTGAACATGCTCGTAATATTCGCAAAAACGATGCTCGCTGGGATGCGAGCTTGGATGTGGCCCAAACACTGCTTGACGGTGGATACGAAGAATACCGTGACAAATATCGAGACGCTCTTTATTTTCATGAACGCCATATTCATCC